CATTCGTAAGAGGCAGGGTTCGGGTGATAAAGGAAATAGAAGACCTTTTTCCGGAGTGTCGCCCGCCTAAAGGAGCGAAATACGATGCGGAAATCTATCTGGCTGAGCAGGGACGGTATCGGGAGAGACCATACTGTATTGTAGATCATGCGGGGAAACGGATCGTCCTGCGAGCCGGAGAATATGAGGAAATCAGACAGGAGTGACAGAAATGATCGACAAGGAAGTGTTGGACCAGGTGGCTGCCTGCCCGCATTGCGGACAGGTCGTGACGGTCAAACTGCGGCCGGGCGAATTGCCTGAGGCCGCAGCGGAGCGGACGTGTAATTGCCCGGAGGCAAAGCGAATCCGCCGACGGGAAGAAAGGCTGCTGCAGGCAAACCAGACGATTGAGGACACATTTGGCGCAGAAGGGACAGAGAAGTACGGACTTAAGGAGCAACCCGAAGGAACGCTGGAGCTGCTTCGCAGGCTGGCACAGATGCTGGTGGACGATCAGATCGTATCCGCTACGGTCCAATGCGCGGACAGCTGCAAAGCGAAGCTTGCCATCGGCGCAAAAGGTGAAATCAAAATCACAAGGTCGGAAGGCTGGTCGATCAGCTTATCCGTTTAGAGCAAAATCCGCAGGCGGATCTCCCGCCTGCGGGATGCCCTTCCATCATTGAGACCTCCGCTGCAGGATCGCAGCAGGGGTCTGAATCATGGACGCCGGCGCGCGGTTTTCCCCGCACCTTACATATTTATATACGCGCGCGCACGCGTTCTTATCGGGACTAGTTTACCGCCTAAAGTTAGAACCATTTTATATATGAAGCGAATCGGCAGTCGGATCGGAAGGATGACGGGCCGGATCTGCGGAGCGGAAGAAAGGAGAAGCCTATGGCGCAGGGATACTGGGTGATCAAAACCGAAGAGGCAGGGCTCATCGGTGAGAAAACAAAATATTGGGTACCGGGAGAAAAGCCGACGAGATCTCTCCGAAAACTGAAATCAGATATCCGCAAGCAGCGGCAGAATGAGTCCGATGAGATCCGCCGCTGCAATCGAACCCTTAACGCGAACTGGCCCAAGGCAAGCGGCTATATGATCCTTCTGACATTCTCTGATGAGACCTTGAGCCGGATCGCTCCTAACTATGATGAGGACGATCACGAGACGTGGGATGAGGCTCTGATCGCCGCGCGGCATGAAGAGGAGCTGTGGCTTCGCCGTTGTGCCAGAGCTTGCAAAAAAGCTGGAATCGAATTCCGGTATTACGGAGTGACTTCAGATCTCGACCTGGATCCCAGGCAGCAGATCCACGTACATACACGGCCGCACCTGCACTTCGTTGTGGATCCTGCCTGCGTGGATATCTGCAAAAAGGCATGGGGCAAAGGCCATGCCGGCGAGAAGCAGCTGAAGAGCGAGATCGATCACTATGATCTGGCCAAGTATCTGATCGAGCAGACCAGACGAACGATGCCGAACGAGATCGTCTATACAGCCTCGCGAAATCTCAAGAAGCCGAAGGAGACAATCCGTGTAGCGCCGTCGGACAAGGAAGTCCAGCCGCCCAAGGGTGCCCGCGTCCTTCACAGAACGGAATACCGGTACGGCCGCCCGCAATATGTCCGGTATGTGATCCCGGAAAAGCCAAAGAGAGGAAAACGCATGCTGCAGGAAGACGAAACAAAGGGAAACAACAATACGGTCATGTGAGGAGGTAAAATCCATGAGTAAGACGAAATTTCGCTGGTGGAGCTATGTGAAGAGAATGATCCGGGATTATCCGGAACTGGAGCGGGAATATATCCGCCTGCATGAACAACAGATCACTGCCAGGATGACCGGAATGCCGCGAGGCGGCGGAGCGGGCAGACAGACGGAGAACATTGCGATCCGGGAGCTGCCGTATACGGATCAGCGGGAATATGAGGCGGTAAAGCGGGCAGTGGAAACGACGGCACGGCTGCGCACCGGAGAGGATCGGCTCTGCATGATCGATCTCGTATTCTGGAGCCAAACCCACACACTGCAGGGCGCGGCCTTCCGGATCCACTGCTCTTATCGGACAGCGGTTCGGTATCACAGCGATTTTATTCTGCTGGTGGCAAAAAACTACGGACTGCTCGACCGAGAGAGGCCGACCGAAAAAGTTGGCATTAAATCGCCGTAAAACCGTGCTAGAATTGTACCATCGGAAAATCGGGAAGCGGTTCGGATGGCGTGATCATCCGAACCGCTCAGGCTTTTGAGGGGTGGTGCTGTGGCTCAGAGATTGACGGACAGACAAAAGAAGCAGATCATCGAGGACTATGTGGAACTGGGCAGTTATGCCGCAGCAGCAAAAGCGCACGGCATATCGGCCGGCACGGTGAAGAACGTTGTGGCGGCAGATCCTGAAACTGTTGCAAAATGCGGCGAGAAAAAACGCGCGCGCACGCGTAGTATTCTCGATCACATGGAAAGCAAACGCGATGTGGTCAATGAGATCCTCACAAAGGGTCTGGATGTCCTGAACGATGAGAACAAGCTGAAAGATGCAACACCGGCCCAGATTACCACGGCGCTGGGTACTCTGATCGACAAGTTCGTTCCTGTCGACAATCGGGCGCAGGAGGAACGGCCGTTCGAACTGCCTGCCCGCGTGATCGGAAAAGCATTTGTTGATATCAACAGGGAAATCAAACCGAACATTGCCTATGTCTTCGAGGGCGGCCGAGGCGGCCTGAAATCCTCGTTCATTGCGCTCAAGATCGTGGAGATTCTGAAGAACAATCCGGGCATTCACTGCTGTATCACACGCCAGATCGGCGCCACGCTGAAGGACAGCGTTTACGCCCAAATGAAATGGGCGATCAACATACTGGGGCGGAGCGGGGAATTCGAATACAAGGTGCAGCCGTTGGAGATCATCTACCGACCGACAAAGCAGACGATCTTCTTTCGAGGACTTGACGACGAGACAAAGCTGAAATCCATCAAGCCCCCATTCGGATACATCGGGATCCTGTGGAAGGAAGAAAAAGACCAGATGAAGGGTCCCGCACAGGAGCGTTCCGTCAATCAGTCCGTCCTTCGCGGCGGCGATATTACATACGACTTCTCCAGCTACAACCCGCCGAAAAGCAAAAGCGCATGGGTCAACAAGGAGAAACTTGTTCCCAATGACAAACGGGTCATCCACCGTTCGTGCTACACAGAGGCACCTCCGGAATGGATCGGCCGGAAGTTTATCGAAGACGCGGAGCACCTGAAGGAGGTCAATCCGCAGGCATATGCGCACGAATACATGGGCGAGGCGATCGGTGAAGGTGGCAGCGTATTTGAATTCGTTGAAATCCGAACGATCACCGATGAGGAAATCGCGCGGATGGATCGCATCAGGCAGGGCGTGGACTGGGGCTGGTATCCCGATCAGTTCGCGTTCCTCCGCACGCATTACAATGCGGCGCAAGAGAAGATCTATCTGATCGACGAGCTGTATGTCAACAAGTGGAGCAACGAGAAAACAGCCGAATGGATCCGCAAGCACGGATATCAGGATTACGCGATCATATGCGACAGTGAGGATCCGAAATCCATTGCGGACTACAGGGACGCGGGCCTTCCTGCGAAGGGCGCTGACAAGGGAGCGGGCTCCGTGGAATACGGTTTCAAGTGGCTGCAGAACCGAACGATCGTGATCGATCCGCGCAGAACACCGGCAGCCCTCAACGAAATCACAAACTACGAATACGAGCGGGACAAGGACGGCAATGTCATAAGCGGATATCCGGACGGGAACGATCATGCGATCGCCGCGCTCCGGTATGCGTACGAACCGGTGTTCCGCAGAAGAGGTACAAGCGCATGAGTATTATTTCGACGATAAAGGGGTGGATCACCATGCTCTTCGGGAGCAAGATCGCAGGGGAATTTGATATTAAGCCCATTACGTCCGCGGAAGTCGATAACATGATCGACCTCTGCGGACGCATTTATTCCGGCCAGCCCGACTGGCTCGACGACGAAGACGGAGTGAGGACCATCAATTTTGCAAAGACGATCTGCTCTGAGGTGGCACGTCTGACTACGCTTGGGATCGGGATCAAGGTCGCAGGCTTTGCGAGAGCCGACTGGCTTCAGGAACAGGTGGAGCGGGTCTATTTCCGACTGAGGCATTGGATCGAGTACGGCTGTGCATACGGTACTGTAATCCTCAAGTATGACGGGGAAGACGTGGCACTTTATACACCGCAGAACTTTGCTGTGACGCATCAGACCGGTGGCAACATCGATGGTGTGGTGTTTGCGGATGAAGAGCAGGTGGGAAAGAAGCGGTATACCAAGCTTGAGCACCATCGGTTTGACGGCTCGGAGTATGTTGTTACGAATCGATGCTTCGTGAAGGACTCCCACGGTGAAGAGCGAGCCTGCGGCATCGAGAGAACACCGTGGGAGAATCTGGCAGAAGAAACACGGATCGACAATCTGACGAGGCCTCTGTTTGCGGTATTCAGGACGCCGGGCGCGAACCACATCGACGCGGCCTCTCCGTATGCGCTTCCGATCTTTTCGGATGCGCTGCAGGAGCTGATGGATCTTGACGTGGCCTATTCCAGAATGGCGCAGGAAAATGCCGACAGCAGAAGAACCGTGCTGCTGGATACGGACAGACTGCTGCCGGACGGCGGCAGAGTGCAGCTGACGCCGGAATATTTTGAGCACCGCAGAAAGAGTCTGGGGCTTCCGAGATACATCAAAGCGGTGGAAGGAAACGGCATGGAGCCGTTCTACAAGGAGATCAATCCGACGATCCAACCCGAAGCGAGAAGAACGGCGCTCAATACGCAGCTGGGGCTGATCGGGTACAAGCTGGGCTTCTCTCCCGGCTATTTTGCGTTCGATTCGAAAAACGGCATGATCACGGCTACGCAGGTGGAAGCGGAAGACCGCAGGACGATCCAGCTCGTCAAAGACACCAGAGACAAGGCGGAGGACTGTCTGGACGGTCTGATCTACACCATGAATGTCTTTGCGGATCTGTATGAACTGGCGCCCGCTGGCAAATACGAGGTCATTTATGACTTTGGGGACGTTACCTACAACCGGGAAGAGGACCGTGTCAGATGGTTTGGATATGTAACGGCGGGAAAGGTACCTTTTTGGCGCTATCTCATGAAGTTCGAAGGCTACACGGAGGAGGAAGCGAAGGCCGTGGAAGCAGAAGCGGCGCCGAAGGTGCCGACGTTGTTTGGCGGTGAGGAATAATGCTGACGCCGGAATATCTGCTCCGGGCACCTGAAGGCGCGGAAGAGA